GCCAGTCATCCACTCCCAAGATCAGATTCGCATTATCTATCAATTTGACATTGGCGCTTGCACATCCATTTCTCCAATAGTTCTGTGCAAGTCTGCGTTGGTTGGGCTGCTGGTTGTCAGGATATACGCACCAGGGCATAAACACTGCCAGACAGCTGGCATTAGGAAACTGTGTCTTTACCAGGTTAGAGAAGTTTGCTATACCGCTCGTGATGGATGCCTGCGAGCTTGACGCATCATTGTATCCGCCTCCTACGATTACCAGAGTAACCGCAACTTTGTTAGTGATATCTGCCAGATGACTGTTCAGCAGACTGTAGAAAGTCGTTTCTTTAGTGTTACCAAATCCGATCCCTCCCATAGCGAAGGAATGTACAGTCTTCCCTGTCATCTGCCCAATATAATATCCCCAGTTTGTCTGTGCAGCTCCGTGATCGTTCGCTCCCATTAGATAGGAATCACCTACACATACGATATCGCCATATAAAGGACTCACTCCGGAGGCCTTTACAATATTATTCTCCGCAGCATCCAGTCTGGTATCCAGTCCTCCTATATCATTATTGATATCTGCGATATCGCTATTGATACCATACATCAGCTGTATGATCTCGTTAAACTGTTCATTATAATTCCCGGTATTCACCCAGTACGCCGGATTAAGGTTAGGAGCTCCTACGGATGCCGGTACTTTCTTTTTACTGGTCCAGGAGCTGCCGATCCATGTCACAATAGTAAGAGGATCATAAACTACGTTTGCATCCCATTCGGATCCGGAGGACCCTTCATAAAATTTAGGTACATATCTAGCACCAATATACTGAGTAACTGCCATATTTCGGCACCTCCTAAAATATTATTTATGTGTTAAAGTCTTCTTTAAGTGATTATAACAATATAGTATCCAAAAATCCCTTGAACCTGGGCGCTAATAATTTGTGTCCGTTTTCGTCCGGGTGTGTTCCTGCTCCCTCGTCTCTGGTATATGCGTACTGTCTGAATGTGCTGTCCCATGGTCTAAGCTGTGAAGAGTGGAACAAGTCAAGATAAGGGATTGACCACTTCTTGCAAACATCTTCTATCAATTCAACATAACTCACAGCATCTGCCGTTGAAGGTGTCCTGTTAGCCCATGGCGGAGGGGAAACAATTCCCAAATTTGCAAGCGGAATAATATTGAATAGGTTAGTCAGTGTTGTGTTCATACATCCGCCTAGTGTAGATGTGCCACCATCTGCGGATGTTCCCAGCGGTATCTCTGTAAATGTATCATTAAATGACCCAAATATCGTGATTACATCAGCGTCAGTCGGAGTGTTTAATATCCGCTGGTAAAATGCACCGTCTATGTCATTTTTGGCACCATATCCACTTCCTGATAACCCCATATTTACAACATTTATACCAGTCAAATCCTGAACATATTCATAATAATGTTTAGTTGTTCTGGTATTTACTTCTGTTAAACTATCGCCAATACATACCCATTTCTTCCCTGCCCATGGCAAGCTCCTTAATACCAAATCAGACATATTTGCCATACGTTTGATTATAAGATGTCTGCTATTTGCTGTTATGTCTGAAAATCTGACATATTTAGCAGACGGATACAGCGCTAGTATATCGCTAAGTCTAAAATGATAATCAGTTTCGACAGTGTTATTCTTGTACGCTCCAAGGAATGTATGCGATGAATTATAGACAGCGTACAAACAATTAGATGGATGAGGTGCTTCACCACTTACATACAAATCAGCATAGATGTATATGTCAAGAAAGCCCGTTGATTCTGCATACTGATATGCTATGAAGTTCCCGTTGTTTTTGTCGATATATCCAGATTGTAGAGCGAAGTCAGATGTTATGTTTGTCAGTGCACTATTCTCTGTGAAATCTTCAATTCTCACTATTGTAGATTTCAAGTCTGCGGCCACACTTTCTCCAATGCTCAGACGTTCATTCAGCGGGGTGTCTTTCCATATCTTAAAATCAGTATAAGTAAATGTATCGCCATTACTTGACGCCCAATCAGATGCTGCATAGAAAACAGCTTTCACCGCTTTAGATGCAAATGTGATAGTAGTATTTATAGCAAGCCCTCTGTTCAGGTCGCAAGATGCAGCTGTTCCGTTATCAGCATCATAGAACATAACCCTGTTGTATGTTTTATCAGTGTCAGATGTGGAGATATTGGCAACAGTCAGTTTATATATTCCTGCTGGAATATTCACAGAAACTTCCTGCATGGTATTTCCTGTTACAGTATCATCAAATTTTATGATAATCTGATGGTCTATGATATCACTTAAATCATCCTTTAACTCAGTGATATCTCCCTCTGCAGCATTCAGCCTGGTATCCAGTCCTGAGACATCTGTTTCCAGATCTCCGATATGTTCCTGTGCCCATTCTATAAAGCTGGTATCCAGCTCTGTCAGGTATCCGGGAACCTTTGCCCAGTACGTCCCAGCTGCTGGAGCTGTAGTACTTGCAGGTACCGCGATCTTAGAGATATACCAGGATCCATTATATGTAACGACAGTAAGCGGTTCATAGGGGACCCCGGAAGCCCAGTCCGAGGAACCCCCAGAACCTATATAAAAAGAAGGTACGCACTTAGCACCTATATAGAGAGTATTATTCATATCTAGCCTCCTATAACGGTGGGCGTCACATTAGTCATAAGTACCAGATGTCCATACTCAGGCTGCAGCGCCAGATTGATATCATACCCTGTAGTCTTGAAGATGATATCCTGCCAGCTGTCCGGAATATATGCACAGAAGTAGCCTGTATCGGTAAGCCCGAACCAGACCTGCCTGATCACTGATGAGAGGATATCCGGGACATTTTTGTTCAGCCAATTATAAAGGCTGTTCAGAAACGCCTGATTAAAGTTGCCGGTCTCCATCCTTCGCATAAATGCCTCAAGCGTCCTGATCCGGTTCTCATAGCCTCCGACCAGGTCCTGCAGCTCTTTCATGGCTGCGAGCAGATTCTTCATCTTTTCAAGAAGGGTATTAAGGTTCAGGTCCTGAAAATTTGTATAAGGGAAATGCTCAAAAAGTCCCATATTTTCACCTCCTACCATATCAGGATACAGAAACGCTCTTTGAATGCACCTATAATATACTGATACATGTTCATGATGATAGCTCTCTGCTCCCTGATCATGGCCTGTGTTGTGGTTACTCCGATATTACCCTGCTCTTTCCGGGAATATACCCTGCTGGAAGCTCCGGAGCTCTCCCCGCCTTCCGTTACTGTCTCCGACTCTGTTCCGGCGTCGGTTATGGTTCCGGTTCCGCGCTGGGTGTTAACTTTTCCATACTCTATCGTCTTCTCGGAGGACCAGTCAGAGTCTAACACGCTCCGGTCGTGCTCTGTGGGAGTGCCGGAGTTGTAAGCATTTACTGAGTTAGTCGTTGTGGAATTTTCCTCTCCTCCGTCACTGACTACATCCGAGCCGGACAGGGTATCCGTATCTGTGGTGTTCAGCGTCCGGGTATTTCCCTGGGTCCCGGATCTGGTCCTGCTCCCTTCAGTGCTGCCGGTCTTTTCTTCAGACTCGCTCTCCGTAACCATCCCGTCTTTATTCCAGATGGGATTATAGTTATAGAGCATCGTTTCATATGTCTGCTGCCAGTCCAGCTTATGCATTTTTGACCACCAGCTGATTTCCTCTTTAAGAAAATCAGTATCTGTATAAAGCAGAGAGAGCTGCGAACATTCAAGAAGCAGGTTCGTTACCAGAACATCTTTATCCAGCTGCGGAAAATCTCTGAACAGATCCGGATATCCCTCTGTGAATGGGGAGTCTGGAAGTTCCAGGCCATCGAATATACTTCGGTCATAATTGTATGCTCCTACAATGGTGAATACATAACTATTTGACATTTGGCTGTCCACCTCCCTGTGGATCCGGAGCAGGCTGCGGGATGTTCCGCAGTTTGACATCCAGGGAAAGCCCAAACATAGCATTGGCGCGTTTCATGCTCTTTTTCATAGTATCCAGCCATAACATGCACTTTGACATAGTGGCCTCATTATTGGCGTTTACCTCGTCAACGATCATTCTCTCTTTCTTCTGATCATTGGCATTATTAAATCCCATATCAGTGAAAAATTTATTTTCGATGTTCTTCAGGCTCTCAAAAAGGTCATTCGCTATATAATTAGCTTTGAGATCCTGTGTAAAGTAATCCATCCGGATCCTGCCGGTCGCCTTGTCATAGAGCTTTTCATCAGCTATTACCATAGGATCGCCGGAGGCCACCTTATCATACAGCTTTTTATATGAATCTGCTGCAGATCTTGACCCTGCTGCAAAAAGGTACGCTAGCTTAGAATTGACGATATTAACTCCGATAGCCTCTGAAGTCAGCGCCATCATGTCCGCATAGTATCCTATGATATCCATGACGGAACCATAAAGAGGCTGCATCTTGATCACTTCGCAGTCCTCCCCAATGGTCCTCGTATATGTCTGGTCAAGCGCCGGATTAGTGACTGTCACAAAGTCCGGCATATAATTGATATTATAGCCTCCCAGGGTGCCATACTGAAAGATCGTGCCATATCTGGGAGTATTCAGCACTACACCATAGCCAGCGCAGAACAGTGTAAAAGTAAAGTATGCCTCATCCCATCCGGGTTTATCCGGAAGTGAAAACTCATACCGGCTGATCGCCTGCTGCAGAAGGTACTTTGTAAAGAATAGGGAGAGCTCTGTGTTTTTGCAGTGTACCGTTGACGGCTGGAATAGCGCATTGTATCTGTTTATAAAATCATACTCAAACATTACTCGTAAAAGAACCCTCCTTCCATATAGCTGCGTACCTGTGCAGTCTCGGCTGAAAATCCGTCTGTTGCCAGATCAGCATCCAGTACCATGATATAACCAGGTATATCAGAGATCTTCTTTTTCTTTGCCAGAGGCCTGCCTCTGTTGGCGTTGTCTTCCTCTGCGAGCAGGAAATGCTGAACAGTGATCGACCAGCCTCTGTTTATCTCATAGAGAGATCCTCCGGATCCTGCTGCGGTAAGCACCGGCATAGCGCCTTTTATAGAAGAGACTATTCCGTTTGCTACCTTTCCGGCAGCTCCAAAGCCGGTCTCAAATGCTCCGGCAATATCTCCAGTCAAAGCCTTTCCGACTGTCCCGCCGATGCCTGCCCCAATGTCAGAAGTAACGCCCACGACATTGGCAGCGGTCTGCAGGTAGTCCCTTGTAATGGCAGCCATCTTGATAGGCACACCTATCTGTGCCCGGTGAACAGAAATGATATTCCCGTTATCATCCAGGACGGTAAGCGTGCCTTCTCCGGTCACACAGTCTACCCCGATCCGGTAGGCTCCGGAGAGACTGTCCGCGAAATATGTACTGTCTACCGGAAAGAAGCCAAAAGGACCGGCGTTAAATGTTATCTTGGTAAATGGCGCGATATTCAGATAGATGCCCCTGGCTGATGCCTGCGGGTGTGCCGGTATGCTGAAGGATCCATAGATCACATCATAGGCAGCCTGCCCAACTTTATAGGCCGGTACATTGGAATCCCACCATCCGAAGTGTATGTCTGTAGTGGATCCGGTCGCAGGTACGGAAATGCCTGGCCCGAAATACTGACAGCTCGTCACGTACTGCATAGGGTTGACCAGGCTTTTCATAACTTCCGTAGGCAGAGCGATCTCCGTTATATCCGCCGGGGTCGTTTTCGTGATACTGGTTATATCATACCAGAGCGGATTATTGGCGAACATGGCACTGCAAAGAGCTGAAAACTGCGAAGGATCCAGCCGGTAGTATTCCACCGCTCCCATACCGCCGTTATCATTGATCACCCCGAGGACATAATGTCCATTTGACAGTGTGCCTCCCAGCGGGGATGTGATCGTCACACTGTCCGAGTCATCGATAGCAACAGAAGGATAATAGTTATCCGTGATCTTCCCGTCATAGCTGTGGGAGCTGCGGACAACATATTCCGTAGCGTTTCCGATCTGCGTTTTATAGGTAGCGAGGACATCCACGTAAAGGGTTGCCTCCCAAAGCCCGAGCCTCCAGGTCCACTCAGAAACATAGTAAAAGCGGTTAAATGAGGGTATATTAACATAGTTAAGATTGGAGGGGTTTGTGATCCCATGAACCAGGAGGACGGGCCGTATAATCCCGCAGTCCTCTTTCAGGTCGCAGGCAGCAGTCAAAACCGGCGACCCCGATGGCTGCTTTGTGGAATTATCTCGTTTAGATAGATTGTAAAATTCTACATTTATAGACAATTTAATCACCACCTGTCAGTGGATCAGCCTTCTCCGCCTTCGGATTCGGTCTCTCCGCCTAGAGTCAGCACTACAGCGTTCTCGGTAAGATCATTCCAATATTTGTCTGTCCACGTCCAATACTGATTATAGTAGTCACCGCGTGCATTGTACGGGGTAGGCCTCGACAGTTCGTGTACGATCGTATGTCCCATAGCCTCTTCATCATAGAGGACCGCAACAACATTAGACACACTGACAGCGCTCTCTGCAGTAACTATCGTGCCGGATGTCCCCGTATAGGAAGGGATTGCGGAGATGTCCGCCGGATCGTTTGGAGTCTGCCAGAAGGTCACCTCGCTCTTTTCGATCAGGCGCAGGTATTCATCGTTAAATGTAGTGGACAGTACCCGGGCATCTACATTATTGATAAAAGGTGCATACATGACCATCTTAAGACGGCTGGAAGGTGTGTGTCTCGGAATATAGATCGGAGATGTTCGGCCTGTCAGGTTCAGATGATATCTGTATCCCCTTACCTGCATATCCATAGCCAGGGTTTTGATATAGGCAAACAGCCAGCGCGCGAAGTCAGGGAAATTAGCAGGCAGCATTACTGTTTCGGCGGTAAGCTCGGATCCTGTCTCTGTATTATATGTCGCTACAAGGTCAATGACGTTGCCGGAATCTGCGGATGCTTTAGCAGCGATAAACCCGGCGACAGTCTCTCGCTCCAGCTCTTCCCTGGCCTGTGCGATCTGTGACTGTGCATTCGTCATTACCATAGAGAAGAACCTGCCCAGCTCCCCGGCATCCTGAAAAGCCGTGTCAAGCTGCCTGCCGAAAATGGTCAGGTGCTTCTGATAGGTCGTCTCTCCGTAAAAGTTGGTTTGCAGCGTCTTCGGCTTATTGATCACGTACTGATCCACTGCCTCCCCGTCTGTCAGGGAGTAACTGTCATTAGACTCAAAAGCGCTGTCAAGCGGAGTGAGCTTCCTAACATGGTTCCCCCACTTCTCCGCGTTTTTGCGGATACCTGCGAAGATGGGACGATAGGCTCTGTCTGAGAAAATGGTCTTGTGCATGATCTGGGATATCGAATTGGTCACCGGATCATAGCCTGTTTTCAGTGCGGTGGTAGCCTGTGCCACAAATCCGGCAGTATTTACAGGAGCGGTCAATGTACCGCCTTTTACATCGTTGCAGATGGTGTTGACCAGCTGATAAATCTGGTTGATTGACATTTCATTCATTGCCATATTGTAAACCTCCTAGTTTGCCTCTAGCAGACTTCCTAAAATTTCGTCTATGGTTTCGGGTTCCTTATTCTTAGCACCGGCAATATTGGAAGCCTGAATAGTCTCCGTCAGGCCGGTTATCGCCTGCAGGATCTGCTGCTGTACATCAGGCTCCTGCTGTTTGGATTCCGGGTCCTGCTGTTTGGATTCCGGGTCCTGCTGTCTGCTGGTTCCAAGGACCGCGCTGATCTGTTCATCTGTCAGTCCTGCCTCAAATAGTGCTCTAAGCTGATTCATTTTCATAGGTCAATATTTCCTTTCATATATTCATTTACTATTTCCTGCACGATTGCATAAGGGTAGCCTGCCGCGGTCAGTTTATCTTTCCTCTCCTTTCCATTTCCATATTTACCGCGTGCTACATCTTTCACAACGTCAATATACTTAAGTATATCATTTACACAGTTTTGGATCTTGACCGGATCATAGCCTGCATCCTTCAGGGACTGCTCCCTGTCGTAGCCGTTGCCGTACATCCCGTTTATCACCTGCATGGCTACAGTGTACCGGGGAAGGGATGCTGCCTTATTGTACCGCCAGACAGAATCCCATCCACGGCTGTATGGTATCCAGGCGTATATATCGATCTCTCGACCGGAGGAATCGCCTGTTTTGCCATCAAAGTTATCATGCGCTGCTGCCAGCGTACTGGAAGAAACAGCTATAGCTGTATGGTGCGTTTCATTAAGGAAAACATCACCCGCCATCATCCCGGCACCGGTCTGCATGTTTATCTTGTTTTTTACATTTATAAAACCGCAGGCGATAAGAGCCTTTTTCATGTTCCCTGTATAGGTCGCCCCGTTTTTGCTCATGGGAAAGCCTGCCTTATCGAGGCAGTGGATCACGAGCGAGCTGCAGTCATAGTCAGGCCTGCCTGTCCTGTTTTTCTGGCTGTATCCGTGCTTATTATCGTTTGCTATTGTTTTAGCTTCTCTGATCGCAATAGAAATATCCGGCATACTATCACCTCTCTGAGATCGTCTTTATATAGGTGGACAGTTCCGTTAAAACGCTTTTCATGTCGTTAATGGCTTCTGTCAGCCGGTCGACTTCCGCTTTATGAAGCTCCTGCTCTTTTTCCATCTTCCAGAAAAGCGCTATACATGCAGCGATCGGAAAGCCCAGGGATCCGATCAATGTAGTGATTATCTGTACATCCATCTTATCACCTCCCATAAAAAGAGAGCCGCAAGTATGGGCAGACGATCCCGTGCCCGAGCTTCCGGCTCTTGTCCAGGGCATACGGCTCTCTATGCCCTTACTTTAACACAATAAAGCAAATTAGTCAATTATTCAAAAAGCAATCGGAATATCCGCAGCGCGTCATATGTCTCGAAATATACAAAACCCGCATAGTATTCCTTCCATATATTCGCAAAATTCCTGCGACATTCATGCCTGCCCACTTCTCCGTCATAAATAGCCGGAGATCCAGAATAATGAAAGGTTACATAATATTCCTGTTTGGATTTATGCTCATAACATGTGATCCCTCCCCATGAAAACAGTGGCCTGTATTCTTTTATAGGCCGGGACCGGATGTTAAATCTGTCATCATAAGCAAAATCATTTTCAAGTGCCATCTTTTCATACTCGGACCCGCTGGTAAGCTGATACAGGGCAGTCTTTCTTTTCTTTTCAGATATTACAGACTTAGTGAGCATGATCACAGTGACACCCCGCTTTTTATCCTGGTAAAATTCGCTTCCCTTCCGGCTCATCCTCTCCACCGTCCTGACAAGCCCCAAAGAGATAAATATATCATTTCCCAGGTCGTTACTGTTCGCCAGCGCGAACAGCTTGACCGGAGGCTTGCCGAAAAGCTCCCTGTTACGGTTTATCGTTTCATAGGCATTAAGAAGGGCATCCCCGAGGTACTTCTGCTTCGCGCTGCTCTTTTCCGGTATGAATTCATCAAAGATGATCATCTCGATATCGCTAGTATCAAATCCTCTGAGATTGGAAATAGAAGAGAGCGCGCAGATCTCCCCGACAGCGGGACCGGATGGTACATCTACACCCTCTTCATTCTTTACGGAAAAATATACACCTGATACGTATTTAGAAATGGGCCTGCATAATACATGCCCTCCGAACATATCGCCGTATACCTTGAAGGGAGAAAGATCATCACGGCTTATCATATCCGTCTCTTTCTGCAGCCTTCTCATAAAGAGGAATTTTTTCTTATTTTCCAGGCACCAGCGGAGTGAATCATATGTCTTGCCGGTTCCCCGGCCCCCAACTATAAAGTTGAAGGCCGTTGACCGTCTCACAGCTTCCCCGAAATTAAAGAAGCCGTTATCATAGTAAAATGACATTACCTCCTCCACTTCTTTGCATCTTCCCAGTATTTTTTGATCCGGGGACAACCCGACCAGATCACAACATCCATATCTGTCAGATCTTCCGGATCTCCGTACTGGTTAGCAAACTTAAAGATCTTCTTTACTTTCGATATAGGATACACAGAGATCATCCTGCCTGTGTACCTGTCTCTTTCTTTCCTTCCTGCATCCTCATTGATCTGGTACATGTCGATCAGCATCTGCCAGTGATGGAAAAACGAGTGGTCAGTGATCTTCAGGATATATTTGTTCATCATCTCCTGCCCTTCTTCCTGTCGGGCTTCCTGTCCTCTTCCTCTGCTTCCTTTTTGGATCCGACAAGCTCCACGCGCTCGACCCTGCAGTCATTGGTGAATACGGTATTGCCTTTCTTATCTTCATAGCTCCCCGTCTCCCAGCGACCTTTTACAATGATCATCTTGCCTTTTTCGGTATAATCGCCCAGGACCTCCGCGGAGCGTCCGAAGACTTTGCAGCGGATAAAGTCCGCCTTTTCCCTGTCATATTCGCGGGTAACCGCCAGTGTAAAGTTACAGTATGCTGTCTGGTCCTCATTATCCATAAATCTGACTTCCGGATCCGCTGTGAGTCTTCCTGATAAAATAACAGTATTCATTTTAACCTCCTCATAATCTCGGACGCGTGAGAGAGCGCCCATTCATAATCCTTTGATAATCCAAGTGTATAGGTGGAAGGACGCAGGCACACATTCTTAGTGATATGAAGCTGCCTGCCTTCTGCTTCCATGTAAAAATCTGCCTTGTCATTATATACCGCTTCCAGTCCTCCGGCCTCGCCGGTAAAAGTATATCCTATCCGAAATGCATCGATCCCTCCGTTCTCTGACAGGTCACGGGCTCCGGATCTCTTGCCGACTCCTGCGCATGTCAGTTTTAATTTACCTTCTGTTTCTGTGCAATATTTCTTTGCTCCCAGTGTTTTGAACCTGCAGGAACCTTCATATTCATAAACGCCCATATAGTGACGCTCTCCCGCCGGATCATCTGCCCAGCTCCCTTTCTTTTCAGCCAGCTCTATTTTATGCTGATTGTAATCTGTAAAGTCCGGAAGAGGCCAGGGGAGCGAAGGATCTGCAGTAAATTTGACGGAATCCGTATCGCAGTAGACGAAACGCCTCCCGCACATCTTCCTGGCTATATGAAGCTCAAAACGTGCCCACGCAGTGACCCAGGGAGCCCAGCAGTAGCTTAGAAATGCATTATACATTTTCTTTTTGAAGTCCTCCGGAGTGATCTCATCACCCAGAGTAAAACCGTTTATCTGGGAGTATAGTATATCGACTTTCCCCGGATCCTGTGCCATCATGCCATAAAATGAATTAAGCAGCTCTTTTGATTTGTTATAATACAGCTCCTGACCTTCTACCCCTTTTAATTTAGTTTTGTTCTTATAAAATTTGATCGCGAGCTCCCGGATCGGTCCCGGCAGCGGACGATAGCGGGAGTATGCCACCTCATAAAAAGCGATCTCATCATATGCATACTGTTCCAGGATGATCAGCAGGTCAATGTCTGTTATCGCAATTTCCAGATAATCCGCTGCCAGGATCCTGCCGTTATCCTCCCAGGGATTTACTACCGGCCTGCATTTTGATTTAGGGATATAAGGACATCCCTCAAACGGATCCGCAAGACGGGGATTCTTAAGACACACCCTCATAAGCAGCGCCTTGTTACGCCTGATAAGGTCCAGGACCTTTTCCAGTGTACAGTTTTCATCTTTAATAAACCAGAAACGGGACCCGGGAAATTCCCTGTTGATCATGACTTCAGGATAGGAGCTTGACCTGTCCCAGCTGTCCACGTTATCCACAACTTTATCCACGTAAAAGCGGGACGCGTGCACATCACCTCCCCGGAAAGCTGCTCTTGCCAGCTTGTAAACCTTCCAGCTTGGCATCTGGTCGTGAAGCTGATGCCAATGATATGACCTCATGGCCTGCTTTGCTTCCCTTCTTGCGTAGCCGGTAGCAGTCAATGGTATAGTTGCCAGCGTATCATCATTTAGTTGCGCTTTTGCCTGCAGCGCCTGTACCAGACCTTTTACATCGTTTACACAATATAACAATTCCTGATCGGAGAGGGGAGTCCAGGGATACCGGAGCTTAGAATAATCAAACCCTTGAATCTTCATGCTCTCTACACCCATCTGCCGGGTGAAGGCATCCAGGGACAGGTTAGTGAGAAGATAAGAGCATCGAAACTGTATCGATTGCCAGTCAAACTTAAGCACCTTCCGGGGCTTTACAGCGAAGACGTTTTCAGGCTCCAGGATCCCTGACAGAAACTGGAATTCATAAGCAAGGTTATGGACATATACATATATGATCTGATTGGATCTCTCCGCAGTCCTATTCAGCCTGATCAAAAATCTCATGAATTCTTCCCAGGTCCTGCCTATAACAGTCTTGTCACCTATCTGGAATTGCCATATGTACATAACTGACTGATCGCCTTCCAGCCTGCTGGTCTCAATATCAAAAGCGCACCATAAGTCTTTTACCTTGAAATGCTGGTGCTTTCCCCTCCTGCCAGATCCGCCTTTCGCTGCAGGAATTTTCTCAATCAACAGATAGTCCACTTCATCAGGTGTTATAATATCGGTTAAGAGCGTTCCGGAGCTGTCTGCTTGTCTGCCCGTATTCTCCCCGGGCTCTCCGGAAATACTCGGCTGGTATGTTTCTTGCATCCTCCAGTTCCTCTCTGTGGTCTGACCAGTACTTGAAATCTTTTAATATGGAAGAAACGTCTACGCCGTCAATGTCAGCTGCAGCGGATCGGAGCTTATCGAAGTCCTCGACTGCCTCTCCGGAGTCGTATACTTCATCAATAGCTCTTTTCCTCATCCATTCCATATAGTCTCCAAATGACTTCATATCGCGGTCAGAGATCCCCAGGCCCCAGTCGCTCCGAAGCTTGTCAGCTGCAGCAGCAACCGCCCTTTCCTTCTGTCTCTTTGCTTCACGCGCAGCGGGAAGGGTAGAGGCCTGCTTATACAGGAAGTTAGACAGGTCACTGATACCGAGCGCAAGATCTGACTCTGCTACATAGCGTGTAGGAGTCAGGAGCGCGAGGCGGGCTTTATTTGCCTTCTGGGAAGTCCATACACCCGCCTTCTGCAGTCTGTCAATACGTTTACGTGCTATGCTTCTAAGTCTGCTATACTCCTTCCTCGCGGTTGATGATCTGCTTGACATCCTCCTTTTCCCCCGTTAAATGATCCAGTGCCCAGCGCACGGTTGCATAGATCAGAGCGGAGCGGGTAGCGAGCCCATCCGGATCCATAATAGCGCGGAGGGCATCAAGCTGCTGGGCCTGCTCTTCGTTCATGTAGATAGTGTAGCGGTAACGCTTTGGTTCAGTCATGTTATCACCTCGCCTCGATTCCCA